AACATGGATTTACCGGTTCCGGGCGAAATTCTACCTCGTATCGGGGCAGAAGCTGCTTTGGGACCGGACACCGTTTCAGTCCTAGACCGCGAAAGACGGGGCTACAAAGCCGAACCTTTATCTTTCCATCTCACCGGACCGAATGCGATGGGGATCATCAGCGATAGCGTCAGCCGATTCGAAAATTTACCTGTGCTGGGTATTCGCGAGCAGAACCTTTTTTTCAACAATAATCCAATCTTTGAAGAGTCAGACAACAAGGCTGAACAGGCACTCAGGCGTGTGCAAGAACGCTTGCGCAGTAAAAACAAATTTAAAGGCAAAACGACTGCGCAATTAGCAAAAATGGCCGATAAAGGCACGTTTGGTAAAGCTTATGCGGCAAATATAAAAAATTTGAGGGAGGAACTAGGCAAGCTGCTGCCGGAAAGTGACCCTTTGGACAGTGGTCCTTTTAGCCGCATCCTCGGACTTTTTCGACGGCAAGAACCCCCGCTTGCCGCTAACGACGAACAAGAGCGCAGAGAGATCCTTTCGAAATTAGCTGCCGGTGCAAACTATTACGAAAAGTTATCTACGCAGGATCAAAGGCGTTTGGCCTCGGGAGGGCCTGATCTGTATTTGTCTTCAGGTATTGTGCGTTTACAAGACGAAGTTGTCGATCCGGGTGCTATCGACGATTTGTTTTTAAACTACGGCCATTCCATGCTGGGCATCCCAAGCATGCTAGATCAAAGAGAGCGGCTCTTACGGGAGAGAGCGGATCTGGCTATTCCTGCGCCTGTGAATCCTGTTTTCGACAAAATTAGGGACACCGCTGGAGCAGAATTACCTATTTTTACAAATTTTGACAAACCGTTACCGAAGATAAAGAGGCTGCTGGGTAATTTATCCCGCACAAGGGGCACCCCCGAGCAATTTATCGCAGATTTGAAAAAAGCTGGAGCGACTGCCGTTGATCTTAATAATTTGAATTTAGAAAGATATTTCAAAGAATCTGCTACGGAAGGGAAACTGAACCGTGATGCCGCCTTATTAGCCTTTGATCTTGCAGACCGCCCGTTGATTTACGAAGTCGACCGCAAAAACGTTTATCGGGGCACTTCTTTACCCGTTGATGAAGACGGTAGCCTAGAAACCATTACTTTGCATAGCCCGATCCGTGCGGGCGATGAACGTTTTTTTAATGAAAAACATCGTTTCGCTAGCCCGGTTAAAAATAGCTCTGGCAGAGAAGCCCCTGATTCGTTTTTGCTCGTAGGGGATGTAGATAGAAGACCAACTAAACCCAATCTTTTAGGGCATGTTAGAAGCACAGAACACGTTGATCCTGCCACCGGCGAAAAAACTTACCTCGTCAACGAATTGCAGAGTAACTTCTCCAAGGCGTTATTGAAGCTACCGCAGGCGGTCGTAATCGCGGCTAATCGTCGTGCTTTAAAAGAAAACATTCCGATTGAAGAGGCAAATGAACAAGTACGAGCCGAACTCTATGCCTCTCCTTTTGCTTCAGAAAAACCAGAAAAGTTTTTCCGTCGCATACAACAACAATTACTTGAACGGTCGCTACGCCGAGCCGTGGAATTAGATGCCGATCATTTTGCCACAGTCAGCGGTGACATGGCGGGTTTTGTTCAAGGCAGTGCTAGAAACTACAAGCCTCAGTATAACGATAAGATGGTGGCCGACTTGAAAAGGCTAGCAAAAAAATACGATTTAGAGTTTGCTCCGGCTTTGGGAGGTAAATCGTTGCCAGTTCATATCACGCGAGACGGTGGAAGTGACAGATACGATGCAATCGACGACGCGCTCGATGAACAAAGAGACGACATGTTTGATTTCAACGCTATGGAGTCAGAAGAAGTTAATGATGCGATGTATATTACCGTCAACTCTTTGAAGCTCACGCCCGAAGCAAAAGAAAGAATTATGCAAGCGCCTTTCGAGTTCAGCAAAGGTGGTGCCGTACAAAGCTACGCCAACGGTGGTATGGTGAATAATATGAGACGACGAAACATAAGCGGCCTGACCAATCTTTTTAGCAAGTACAACACTTCGGGACCCCTAGCCGGGGCCGGTGTTCCACGTGGAACAATGCAGATGCAGCGCGGCGGTGCCGTGCAAGATTTTGGCGGCAGAGAGCAAGCCTACGCTCAGAATAGACGTTTTGCGGACATGCCGCTCGTAGATTTTAACGCGGCAGCGGACGTCCCGCAGTCAGTGCTTGATCTGATTGCACGCTCTGAGGCAGAGGCCGCGTCCCGCTTGCCGGTCGAACCAGCGCCGTCTGTCAGCGAGGCACCTGTAGCCAGTGAACCCCCGCCCGCTCAAACGACGACCCCTCCGTTTACGCCTTCTTCTGAGATTGTTGCCGGAGAACCATCAACGCGCGAAGTGGAGGTAATTGACACAGGTGAAGCCAGACTACCGCAACCTGATCCTTTGCCGCCTCCTCCGCCCCCACCTGTGGTA